TATAACTGAATATACTCATAAAGGTAAAACAGAAGAAGGACCTATTCTTTATGCACACTCAATGAGTGAGGCTCAAGAGGTAGCTGACGAATATGGTTTAGAAGTTGTTGGAGAACTTACAGATATTTATGTTCCTCCCAAAGATTTTTGGGGAGACAGGACAATACATTAAATGATTTTATATTCTGAAAAACAATTATTAGAAGCTTACAAAATTCATATCAAAGGTTTGAAGGAAGTTCCTAACGTGCAAATACCAACACTAGAACAATTTAGAATAATTTATGAAGATTTTTGGATTGAATCATTAAATGAAGATGAGTAAGAAAGAGAACATAGCTTTAAAACTTCGAGAGAAGGGTTACAGCGGGGTAAAAATAAAATGGGTACCTCACAATGTACATGGAAAAAATACTATGCACAGGGGCTGGTTATATAAGCCTGATGAGAAAACAGATTGGACAACTTTAGGTAAAAGTTACGAAGAAGCAATACGAAAAATAGACTTACTCTAGTTCAAGTAAAATATCAGAGACAATATCAATAGCGTTCATTGCTTTTAAAATATCTTGCTCATCTAAATCTGCTGGATAACCTTCTAGTATATTCTTGTCCTGTATATCAATTTCCTTTCCTTCTTTAAGCGTTCTGGCTACTTTTATTATGGATTCTTTAATTAACATAGGACCAGTGATGTTAGCTGATATAAAAAAAAATTAATAGTCTTGACAAATAAAAAAGGCAGCCCGAAAGCTGCCCTTTTATAATTAATTATTTATTTATACCCGTCTGATATTTTTATCCTCCGAAGCTTTAAGTTTTTCTCGTGCTGTGATAATAGAATCAGAAAAATCTGAAATTAAATATCTTTGTGTAGCCCAGATCGAAACTTCTAAGTTAAGACTTTCGGATAATAAATGCTCCTCAGTATGTTGTTCCTCCCAGCCACTTTCAAGATATTTATCAAGCTCTTTTCCGTCAGCAATTAAATCTTCAGTTTGCTTGAAAATTTTTTCTAACTGTTCATCTAAATATTTTATTTGTCTGTCAATATTATCTTTCCTTGAAAAAATTTGACTCCTTTTTGTATTAGGTATGTGCATTTGTATTCCTCCTTTCTTGATACTTAATATTTAATTGATACTGATCTACAAAATCATCCAATTGCTCTATAAGTTCGGACCTGCCTTCTTTAACTTTTAAAGGGTCAAAACTATCTCTTTCTGGATTATATTTCGGTTCGTTTGCTGTTGAAGTATTTACCCAATTATAAAAGTCATGGCAAATTTCTTCAGCAAATTTTATATCTTTCCAAAAAGCAATTTCATTTACTTGATATGGATTCCAATAAGTCAGCAAAAGATTATCTACTTCCTTTGCGTATGCGTATTCAACTAACATTTGTAGAATGGTGCATTCTTGAAATGAAAATTTCCTAATATATTTTTTCATTATGCCTCCTTCCAAAGTTTTTCTTTTCTTAATATCTTCTCGACATTTTCTTCAAAGTCTTTGTTGTCTGGATTGCTAATCCATCCTTCAAGGTCTTTCTTAGCCTGTGTTACATGAGAAGCTGGAATCCCTTCATCAGTAAAAAAACAAAAACTGTTTTGATAATCAGTTAATGCACCATTTATAGTGATACTTTTTCCCATAAACATTAATTTATCTTTACTAAAAATAAAATTAATGTCTTTTACAAAATAGGCTCTGTAGTATTTTGTATCATGCGGAAGGAAGCCTTGACCTTCTAGCTTGATATTATTTTCTGTTATTGACATATTTTCTCCTGCTATATTTCAAGCGTTTAGTTTGTCTTAGAACTCAGGCAAAATCGAAACATAATTGCCTGAGTTTTCGGATATTAAATCCTCCTCAGTAAGACTTTTGTGTTACCTCCTTTTTTTCTTTTTCAAATTTGTATTCAATCAGATCAAAAACAAACTCTTGTATAAAAACTAATTCAGCATGAGATAGCTTTCTAAGATAGTTTTCTGTTTTATCAAGTATGCTTTTTTCCCAACCAGAATCATAGCCGCATTTATCGCATGAAAGCTTGTTACCATTTTCGCTACACCAGAATGAGTCTGCTTTTTGACTGTTGCATTCAGGGCAAACTCCGTGACTGTGTGCTCCAGACATTAAGACACCTCCTGAAATTTTATTAAGTTTCGTCTTTTTAATTCCAACAAAATATTAATAATGTCAGATTGAACATATTTGAATCTATTAGCAATCATTGCACTTGACTCTAATTCATCAAATAACCATTGATCGCTAACCCTTTTAAGACCCTCAGAATCCATTTGTATATCAGTTTTTGGTGATACATAAGTAAGTTTTGAGTCCATAATGTCTGTTATATTTCTGCTCATATTTTTTCTCCTGCATTTCTGCAATTATGTTTGGGAATTATTTCCCGCACTAGACCTGCTTTTTCGGGGGAAGAAAAAAACAGGTTTCGACTCATAAAGTCTCTTCAGTAGTGCTCTATTACGCAGCCTCCTCTTTCTTCATTTCTTCTTGTAAGCTGAATAGATAATCAACCGCCTTAGTAGCTTGAGAGAAAGCCTTTACCATAGCCTTAGAATCTTCCTTAATGGATTTAATCCAGTGGTTAAGATACTGTGCATGGTTTGCTCTGATTGATGCCTCAATGCCTAGCAATTGACAAAGGATAGCTGAACCAATCTCCGCAACAAGTTCCTCCTTGGCATAGTCCTCTTTGCTGCTGCCCTGCTGAACATCTCTGTCAAGCCTGTCTTTGTGCCCTGTCCAATGAACCAGTTCATGCAAGAGAGTTCCAAAGAAGCCAATATCATCATTGAATTTTGATTGCAAAGGCATTCCAATATAATCCTTGCTTGGGGAAAAATAAGCCCCATCAACAGATGAAAAAGGATTTGTTTCATTGTATAAAATCGTGGCTCCAGTATTTTTAATAAATTCTCTAAGGGATTCGACTTTTTCAGAGTCTAGTTCCTTCGTGAATTTAGAATTGCCGCAAAGCTTTTCAATTTTATCTGAATCAAAGCCTTCAATCTGAACTGCATTGAATACACTGAACTCTTTCCAAGCAAAGTAAGTAGGCATATTGCCACCTGCTTTTACATTTGCCTTTTGTCTTTCAGTGAGCCAAGACATTTTCTTTTCAAGCTTGGAAGCAAATACAACTTTCTGAGCCTTGGAACCTTTTTTGATTTTATGTCCAAGTTCATTCCATTGTTTGAAGGTGCCCCAGACAGGTGAAGTATTTTCATATTCTCCTTGTGATTCGAGAATGTTTCCATCTTCATCTAGGTCAAGTGTACCTTTTTCCAAGCCTTCTTCTATTTCCGCATTGCGGTCCCAGTCAATCTGACAATTTGCTAACCAGAAATTATTCATTCCTCGATAAGCTTTTTTAGATTTAATATTGAAAGGTGCCATAGTTTGGACCCACATTTTGGACCAACTTGCTCCTTCCTTCTCCATCAAAGCAACCAATTTTTCTTGGATAACTTCGATTTGTTTTTTTCTAACTTTTTTCATATTTTCTCCGTATGAAAGTTTTTTGTTTGGAACCCAATGTTCCGCACTTGACTTCCCCGAAGGGAAGTTTCGTCTCATTAAGACTCGTCAGAAGTGCTTTCCATATCCTCCATAACTTTTTTATATTTTTCTAATGTTATTTGAATATCCCAAAGAGAAGTTTTAAAACGATTCGTTCCAGCTGCTTCACAAAAGTCTAACCAACTCATTAAGGCTTCACCTTGTAGTTCAATCATGCTTTTACCATAAAGTCCTTCAGTAACTATAGATTTCAGATTAGTGCCCCCAACACATACATATCTCTTACAAGTTTTTATTTCTTCAAGCAGAAAAATATAGTTTGAGTCTTGATCTCCTTCAATTTCGTAGAAAATCTTGTCAATTCCTTCCAAAGTGAATCTTTTGTTGAAACTCTTCAAAAAGATTTCGTGGGATTCTATTGCAGCAGCAGGGTTATATTCGTGCTGGAATTTATCTTCACTACTTGAAAAATAATATTCATAGGCAAATTCCAAGTCTGAATATTTTTCAGTCTCGTCTACTGATACCTCATAAAGGCTTACAAGGTCTTTTAATTCAGCTGCATTAACTCTACTTGCATGAAATAAAAAAGCTTCGTGAAGGGCTTTTATAGAGTGCTCATAATCTGCATGAACTCGTTTCAAAAGCTTTTGGAAATAAACTGTATCTTTCAAGCCTTTTTTGTCTCCAGCTTCAGTTATTGAAACTTTATAGTCCCAAAGTGTCGCTTCCGCATCTTTCAAACTCCACTGTAAGTCCCGATGATCTTCATCCATTGAAAAATCATGTCTGTAAATTACATCTTTCATATTACGAAACCTCCTTGTTTGAGTTATTTTTTGCAGAATCCAATTCAGCTAATCTTTCTGCTAAGAGTGGATTGTCCTCAGTGTCCCAGCCGTAAGACTCACAATAAACTTTCATTGCACTATCAATCCTTCTGTCTACACATCTCTTCAATTCCTCCCTAGTCCAGAAATGTCTTTTCATACCTGCATTCATGCCATAATATTCCATTCCATTTACAGAACCCCTTCCACCAGACTTAACTATGTAATTCACTCCGAAATAAAAACCTCGATAGGAAATCAAGTTATGGCTTAGTTTTGTTATTTTACAATTTTTCATATTTTCTCCTGCATTTCTGCGTTTGTTGTGTTTTGTTTGTAATAACATGATGCGAACCTTATCAATTAAAAATAGAGGCTGTCAAGAAAAAAATTCAAAAAAGATGAAATTTTTATGTGTTTTTTAAGATTAAGTTTTCATAAAAAGAATATTTCTTATAACTTTAATTACAAACAATTCATTGCTTGAAAGGCTTTTATTTGTGTTGTATCTTCTCTGCATACCTTACTAACAATGGAAACAAAAGAAATAGAGATGCGATTAAATAACCTCGAAGAAAAAATGAATGAGGTTCATAAGTTGTCTCAAATATTACCCAGATTGGAAGAAAGGATGATAAATCAAAAAGACGATTTATCAGACCATGAAAGGAGATTGAGAACTCTTGAACAACAACAGCAAAAAAATACAGTTTATGTTGGTTGGATTGAAAGAGTTGCTTGGGCTCTTATTGCCGCAGCCGTTGCGACCTTGGCTTTATTTTTTAGATAAGAGAATGAAAGCCACCCTTTTAAGGTTCGCTTATCATCCTGAAGCAACTTTAGGAAAACTCACAATAGACGGAGAAATATTCTATACAGCGGAACGTCCTTTTCGGGGGAATAAAAAAAATGTCAGCTGCATTCCCTGTAATACATACACCTGTAAAAAATACCTCTCACCTAAGTTTGGTAATACTTATATAGTCTCCAATGTACCCAATAGAACTTATATTCTTTTCCATGCTGGAAACTTTCCAGAAAAGGATTCTGAGGGCTGCGTTTTAATCGGGGAAAAAATAATGAAGGGGAGACCCGCAATAGCTAATAGCAAGAAAGCAATGAAAAAGTTCTTAGATATATTAAAAGAGGAGGAAGAGTTTGAAATTACAATCAAAGACAAATTCCCGTTTGACTGGACCTAAAGAAGAATATAAATCCTGCGTGAAATGCGGGAAAGAAAAAAAGGTTGAAAGGTTCGAAATGTCCAAAGGCTATAGAAGTAATATATGCCGCAAGTGCCGTGATTTCGGGAAAAGAAAAAACATGAGCCGATCTCCGTATTCCTATATATCAAACCTATACAATCAACTCTCACATAAGAGAAAGAAAACACATGGATTCACAATCACAAAAGAAGACTTATATGCTGTTTACGATAAGCAAAAAGGGCTGTGTAAATATAGCGGATTGCCTATGACTTTTGTGAAAGATGGAACAGGAATGCACTTAACTAATATAAGCATTGATAGAGTAAAAAATGATGTTGGTTATGAGCCAAAAAACATTGCTCTGGTATGCCTAGCAATTAACATGATGAAGTACACTCTAGACTTAAATGAATTGATAGATTGGTGTAAACTTATTGCTGAACATAACGAATAAAATACTATGATTAAAAATAAATCCGTAAAACAAAGAAAAGAAGAATTTGTGCAGCATTTTATGGTGACAAGAAACGCTACAGAAGCCGCCAAAAGAGTTGGTTATTCTGCTAGATCAGCTTATTCACAAGGTTACAGATTGATGAAAGATGATGAAGTACAGAAAATGTTGGCAAAAGAGACTGCAGAATCCAAAGAAAGGAACCTAAACGACCATGATGCGATCATTCAGCAGCTAAAAGATGAAGCACTTGGTAAAGTAAATGGACATACTTCTGGCTCTAGGGTTAAGGCTCTAGAGATTCTCATGAAATTCTATGGAATGCTTGAGGATAATCAATCAATAGAGGTATCAATGAAAGAAAATTGGTTCGATACTCTAGATTTTATAAAGAAAGAGGATAACCTTTCTTAGGTGATACTTTATTATTATGGACCATGATAGTAACCACTATCGACTAAGACCTTGCAGCTACAAGGGGTGGCGGCAGGGGCTCGACCGCATACTATACATATATACCTATACCCCATGTGTACATAAGGGGGGGTGGTAATTTTGCAAAATGATTCTGAAAAAAATAAAATAAAAAAAATTATAAATACCTTTAAAACCGATCTTGGCATTTATTCTGAACATTGCTTAAAAATTATAGATAAACAGGGCAAATCAAAATCGCTTGTTTTCAATGAAGCACAAAAATTATTAGATGAAAAAATACAAAAGCAATATTCTCATCATAAACGGGTCAGAATGCTCATCTTAAAGGCACGACAAACTGGCATTTCTACATATTGTCAGGCTCGAGGTTTTTGGAAAACAGCAACTAACGAAAACCTTAATGCGGTTGTGGTATCTCACTTGAATGAATCGACTAAAGCTATCTTCAGTATGGTGCGTAATTACTATGATAATTTACCGCATCCACTGGTTACTCCTGAACTCAAAGAATCGACTTCTAACTCTATGGCTTTTACGCATGGTTCTCGATGGAGAATAGCGACAGCCAGAACGGGTGAAGTTGGCAGGGGGTGGACTACGAACTATTTGCATGGCTCTGAGGTCGCTTTTTATCCGAATGCCGATATTATCCCGAGTTTGCTCCAGACAGTCCCCGAAATGGAGTCTGAAATATTATTAGAATCTACTGCAAATGGTGCTGGAGGGTGGTTTTATGATGCGTGTATGAGAGCTCTGCGAGGCGAAGGTGAGTGGGATATATGTTTTATACCTTGGTTTCTGATGCCCGAATATAAGCGTAAGACGGATAAATATTTTGAATTAGAACGAGAAGAAGAAGATGTGAAGGCTATGTATGATCTTACGGATGAGCAAATACTCTATCGCAGATTAAAAATACAAGAACTTGGCTCGGAAGAACTATTCAGACAGGAATACCCTTCTACCCCGCAAGAGGCATTTTTAACAACAGGTAGATTATTCGTAGAGCCGAAATACATAGACCAAGCTGCTTTAGAGTGCTTTACCCCGATTTCCCGCCTCGATGTGCGAGAAAGCGATTTAATAGAACACAAAAATGGGCTCCTAAAAATTTTCGAGAATCCAAGGGATTCTCTAAGATATTGTATAGGAGTAGATGTTGCGGAGGGACTCGAGCACGGAGATTACAGCTGCATCCAAGTTTTAGACCATCTCGGCAATCAAGTCGCCACATGGACAGGTCATGTAGACCCGTTTGATCTTGCTCACATAGTTTTAAAAATAGCAGTTTTTTATAATAAAGCTTGGACCTTAATAGAAAGAAACAATCACGGCTTAACTACAATAAGAAAAATGCAAGAACTTAATTATCCAAACTTATTTGTAGAACAGACTGTCGATGATGCTTATGTTGATAAGCTCACCAGACGAGCAGGTTTCTTAACAACAACAAAAACAAAGCCATTAATTATTGATAACCTAGTACATTTATTACGACAAGGCGAGTCTGGAATAGTTGATATGGAACTTATAAATGAATTAAGAACTTATGTGGTAGATGCTAGAGGAATAACTAATGCACAATCTGGATGTTTTGATGATAGAATAATGGCTTACAGCATTGCTTTGTTTGGTTTGAACAGTATGCCGAGAAAGCACCGACAAACTTTTCGTAAAGAAAGAAAGGAATATTTTTATTAAATGGACAACGAAGAATTAAATCCCGAAGGCATTTCAGTTAGTGAAATTGAAGAACAAGAAAACCTACAGA